CGACGGTAATGCCGTGAATAACTTGCAAGGCGCCTGTTGTGACACCCGCATGTGATTCAACATCAGCATAGAAGTCTTTGGTGGCTAGATCAGGCGCATCGACTGTTAAAGAACCTGAAACAGAACGATCCGTTAAGACCACTTCATTCAAGCCAATCAGGTTGCGCGCTGATACGCTATTGCTTAAATCAAAACTGAAGTCACTGGCAATGGCGTTGTAACCGATTACGCTGAAAGTTGGCGTATTGGTTTTAGTCACTGGCAATGGATACTGGAACGCATCGACATTAAAGACAGGCATAGTGACTGTTACAGGTCGGCGATAGAAGCCAGTAAATGTAAAGTTAAGCGTTGGCAAACCTTGTGCAGAAAGCCCGACACTGACCGTGCCACGTGCCCCTGGCATCTTGTGCAATTCACCATCACGATAAAAATACAAAGTGGCTGATTCAAAAGCTGTTGACACAGGATCATAAGCTACATTCTCAAGACCAACTGCGGTATCAATCGTCTCAGACATACCACAAGCACGTAACAATACGCCCACCGCTGGCGCTGTTCCTGCTGCACCAGAACCTGCAAGCTCTACTTCAAAAGAAACAGTGCTGTATGGATTGGTATTAATGGATTCTTCTGCACCTAATGTGGAACGAACCAAATCACGGCTTACTGTATTGCCCTGGTATGGAGAAGGCGAAAGGCCTTTGGTTAAGATTGCATTTACCGCTGGATCAGGCACCGCATCGACACCGTATACCGTTTCGATTATGGCGGTTAGCCCCATGTTTTTAGCTAGTCTACTCATCGTTTGTTACCTTTGGTTTTGCCTTAACAGCAGTTTTAGAAGTGGATGTTTTTTTGGGTTTCAGCTTTTCAGCTTGTGCCTCTGTTAAACGCTTACCGTCGATTACAACGTAGCGCCCGCCTTGATTTGCCATGAGGGTTTTCTCCTTTATTTCAGGCATAAAAAAACCCGCATTAAGCGGGCTTGCTGTAAAGCTTTATTGAGTGATTAAATCAAACCGCTGTATTGGAATGATTCACGCCACACGACAAATTGACCGACATTGGTAATGCGATTACCACCAACATAACCAATTGGCCAGCCTTCTATTGAATAACCACCTAAACACTGCTTTAAACTAAGGCGATTGGCCTGCAGGTCTGAATGTAGACAAATCACTGTGACTGAAAAGCTGTACTGACCTTGCTGACGACTAACGTCTAGCGTTTGTGAAGGTGCGGCATTGATGCTGTTGTAATAAACAAATCCTAAGGGAGCCGTCTGAATTGGTAGAGTGGCATGTGTGATCTCGACCTCGATGGCAGCCACTCGATAATCGCGCTCTTCATCAAAGCCGATCACCACATTCGCAACTTCAATTGCACCGAAATTATCGACCAACTGATACTGCATTAAGCTGTCTTTAATAGACTCAACCAAAGGTATTAATGTGGAAAGTCTTTTGTCGTAAACCGTGACCACAAAAGTATCGGTTCGCAACATCTCAAAATCCTCATCACCCCATCGACTCGATGCCGTTGGCTCATAGGCCGAAGCGGGATAAGTGGATTTTTCTGGAATGACTGAAGGATGACAGCCTCCGGACACTAAAGGACCTATAATGCTTTTAAGCAATTTGGCACTGTCTACCGCTTGCGATTGCACAACGGCAGGATTGATTACCTGAGCCAGAATGCTATTGGTCTGTAGCTGATTAAGTAAGTTGTCTAGATGCATTTTTTGTCAACCATTTTTGTAAGGCCGTTATTGTTCTTCCTGGAATCAGGCGTTCATGGCGCATATACTCTCGCGTCATAAATGGGTTTTTTCTAGTGCCTGGATGACTTATTGTTGATAGCCTAATCCAGCGACCGTATAGATAGACTTTCTTAAACATCGCCTTTGCTCTGTTTTTATTTCCTTTATATAGACTGTGTCTTTTGGTGCCTTCTTCTAAAAAGCGCAGCTTATAATCTTGGAATTGCTTTTTCTTGATGTCATGGCCATTGACACTAATCGTATCCATTGATTTTCTAGTAGCTCCGATGCCAACTGCACCCATTAACTCACCAATGGATTGAGCACGCCGCTCTCTTTTATTTAATTTCTTACGGCCCATTGCTGCTTTTAAAGAACCCTCACCCACCGGCGCTGCTTTCTTGATAGCTTTAACGGCAGGCGCTACGGCTTGACCTAGGATATATGACAAAGCTTTCTTTTGAAGAACCTCGTCGAGAAGCTGTAACTCTTGAAACATAGCCTCTGATTCTTCTAAGTTAAATTGAAGCATCTACCAATCCTTTACAGATCACATTAAGCTCATCATTACGACCGAACGGATCAATGGCTGGCGTTTCAATCTCAAGCGTTACGCCATTCCAAATCACACGATCCGTTACCGATATATCTTTACGGGGCCTAAAGCGGACTTTATAGCCTTGTACGTTTTGCAGGGTATGCGACTCAAAAATCTCTTTACCTGACAACGGAACGACTTGTGCCCAAAACTTAGCGGACTCACCCCAGGTCTTGACCTCTTCACCATAAGCATCTTCAGTCGTTGTCGCTTTCATTAAAGCAACTCTATGGCGTAGTTTTCCGGCTCTCATTAGTAAGGTACTCGGTAAGATTGAATTAGGTTTTTATAAGCCATTGGCAACTCAGCAATACTAACACCCGCTACGACTGTTTCTCGGTTTGCATACCAGTGGCCAGACAACATTAATACGGCCTGCGTAATAGTCTTAGGCCAAACAGTTAGACCAACCATGTACTTAATAACAACTGAATCGTAACCGGCTAACACGGATGGGAACGACTCACCGTATACAGGACGAATAACAGCCTTAGTACTTGCATTGCTAAAGTAGTAAGCTGTTAATGGAACCACCAGGCCTACTGCATCTATGTATTCAATGCTGACAATGGACTGTACTGGACATGCTGGCAACTTAATCTCTGAATGAAAGCACGGCAAATCCAAGCGCTCTTCAACCACATTAAAACGGTGCTGAGTATCGTTCTCGACTTGCTCAATGGCCGCATCAATTAAGTCGCTGATATAACTATCTTCATCAATAAATGTCTGCTCAAGTCTCAAGTGCATTTTTGCTTGTGCTAATTGCGCTGCTGTTGCCATATTAATTCCTTAAAAGGGTTTTTTATTTGTAGATTATTCAAAGACACAAATAAAAAACCCCTCGATTATTGAGGGGTTTTTTAGATTAGAAGTGAACCAAGTTTTTAGGCTTTAGATTCTTCTGTTTTGGCGCTGGTACCGGCAGCAGACTTTAATTCTGCCAGAACGACTTCTGCTGTTTCTATTTGCTGTACTAAACCTTCCAGATCAGCTTTTTTGACTTCAATCGCTTCACTAGTTTTATCCAGGTCATCGCCTAAAATTTTAAGCTGTTCTTTTGCATCATCAACATCAGTTAAATCAACATCTTCAGGTTCAGCTTCTACAACCACAAAGCCATCGTCATTGTATCCAACGGGCTCTTTTGATTGAGTTGTTGCACCTACCTTAAGACTCAATGCAACTTTGGCACACTCACCTTCAATGATCGTACCCACTGGCACTTCATCAATATCAATGCCGTTACGTGAATAACGGAATAGATTTTTAAGTTTTACGTTAGCCATTACGACCTCCATTCTTTAATTTGGTTTAAACTGCCCAGGCCTGGTTAGGCCTGAACAATTATTAGATCAGTTGATTAAAGCGCTGCTTTTAGGAACTTAACGGCGTTTGAATCTTCTAACATTCCACCAACACGCTTAGTGGTATAGAACTGAACGAATGGCTTATTGGTGTAAGGATCACGCAGAGTGCGTACGCCTTGAACATCAATAATAGTGTAAGCACGTGCAAAGTCACCAAAAGCAATTGGTACTGCATTAGCTGCAATGCCTGGTACATCTTCATTCTCAACTAAACCATAACCGGCAAGCGTTGAAGGTTGACCCATCTCTAGACCTGCACGCCAGATGTAATTTCCTTGGCCATCCTTAAGCAAGCGCAATGCTTCAATTGAGCTAGTAGATGCCATAAACTTAGCACCGGCACGGTACTTAGCACGCAGTGCATAGACCATTTGAACGATATTGTCTGACGTAATATTGTCAGCAACACCAGAGTTGATAACCTGAAGCGTACCAAAGGCACGAGCCGCATCCGCTGTAGCCGCCATGGTATGAGCAAACAGGCCTTTAGGCTTAGCAGAACCATCACCAATTGTGAATGCTGTGTTTTCTTGCTCTGAGAACTCAGTGATGATCTCTTGTGCATACCAGTCTTCAACATTGAACATTGCATCGTCCAGCATCTTTTGAGTGGCAGCAGGGTTTGCATATAGCTCACCAAAGAGCGGTGTAATTTGCGCTAGCTTTGGATTGCCTAATTCAGGACGAGCAACTGCTTCACCAACCCAACCAGAAGCCGCACCGCCAATATTAGCCAACTTGCGATAGCCTTCATTACCAACCTGAATAACACGACATACTTCACGCATTGGCGTTTCTTTGCCAAGCAACTGAGTGATATTCTGATCCACGTCAATCGGTACTGCAAAGCCACCGTCAGCATCTGTACCCAAATTACCTGACTTGGTTGAGAAGACTGATTCGTCACCTTTACGCATAAAGCTATCAACAAAGTTAGACTTGTAGTCAGTGTCTTGACCATTATCACCACCGAAACCAGGGCGCCCTTTGCGTTTTTGGTCTTCTTCAAAAGCTGTTTTAAAGCTTTCAATACCTGTGATAGATTCATTGATCTTAGCTAGCTTTAAATCTAGTTCGGCTGTTGAGCCGCCTTTTTCAATAATCTTTAAACGGGCATCATTTGTCTCTTTCATTTGTAAAACGTCTGAACCAAGATTGTCTAACAAACCTTTAATTTCTTTTAATTCCATGATTATCTATCCTTTTATATCTTGAATTATTTGCTGAATCGATTGCTCGATAGATTTGATCTCCACGGAATCATCAGCCTCACGCTGACCCAAACCACTGTAGCCTTTGGCCATAACAGCTTTAGCTTGCTGATTAGAGAAACCTGCATCACGCAGGACTCGCTCAACTTGTTTTGGTTGTGGCAAATTACCACACCCTAAAATACTTTTAACATTGCCCACCCGCGCCTCAGCGTTTGCCGGAAATGTGACCAGGGATACTTCCCAAAGATCTATTTGTTTGAGAATGTAAGCATCTAGTTCACCGCTGTACTCCATAAGGTCACAGATAAAACCAATACTTAGGCCGCTGAGAGATCCTGCTTTCATGTGAGCATGAGCGCGTTTTGCTAATGGATCTGCATCAATCAACAAACGCCCTTCTACATAGAGGCCGTTTTCGTCTTCTTCCATTTTGGTGTATACACCAATCGGCTCATGCATATCGTGCTGCCAAAGCATGGCAGGAAAACCGCCCTTTGCTTGCCAACTGGCCAGCGATTTTGCAAACGCGCCTTTAATGATAATGTCGCCATAGCTGTCTTTGTTACCAAAGACAGAACCGTAACCAGTAAACTCACCTGTCTCACTGACACTTTTAATCTTGAGCGGTAAATCAATTCGCTGTTTTGTTTGCATATTGCTTTCCTTTGGATATAAAAAAACCCACGCTAAGTGGGCTTGTCATTGTTAGTGTCACTGGTATTGCTACTGTCACTGGTTGCATTAATTGCCATATTCATTGGCGTGAGATAAATATCACCACCATCACGTGGCGGCCGGTCCTCTAGTTCTCTGATCTCGTTTGGAGACAGGGCCCCGTTTTGCACTAGCTTAGTGTAGAAGTTACCGCGTGCATCCATATCACCCCGCACCAATGCACCAACATTAAATTTGGCATATTGAGTACGCTTGTCTTTTTGCGGTATTAACTCTTTTCTAATGCGGTTTTCAATGCGCGTTAGATACGGCATAAGGCAATGCGTTACGAACTCTTGACCTTGGTGCTCAATATTTGAGAAGGTGGCGTTTTCGAGGTCACCAATCATATGAGGCGGTACCCGATACAAACCTGCAATCTCTGAGCGCGTTAATTTGCGACTCTCTAAGAACTGCATATCTCCGGCACTCATTGCCGTTGGCGTGTATTTAAATCCATTGCCTAAAATTGCGGTCCTGAAGTTATTACCTTGACCGTGCTTCTCTTCCCAAACTTTTTGGTACTCTTTGATCTGCTCACCTGTTAAGTTTGCCTCCGTAGTCAATAACCCACCAGGCCTGCTCGCATTACCTAAAAACTTAACGCCTAATCGCTCGGCACTAATCGCCATCTCGAAAGCATTTTTAGCATGAGTGATTGGATTCATGCCCGTTAGGCCGTCACTTGTAAATAGCGGTATATGGAAAATATTCTCTTTAGGAACATTAACCTTTGAACCATTCATAGTGACCTCATACCAAACATCATAATTGGCTGACTGCTTTTTAATGACTGATCCAACAATTGGTAGCAACTCGACAACTTGACCATTTACCATGTTTTTGTAAGCGTAAAAGTTTCCCTCAAACCCAAGCTTTACACCGACCATCTCCCAAAACTCTTGAGAGGTCATCCACTCATTAGGTTCGATTGCCAGCATATGATATAAATCATTACTGAGTCTTTTGCGTGTTTCGCCATCTTTTTCAAATAGAGCCAAAGGCAACATGCCAATACTTTCTGAGATAACTCGAACACAAGAGAAAACTGCCGATAATTGAGCGGCACTTTTAGGCGTGACTCTGACTGAAGAACTGCCAGACTCACCATTAAGCTCACTTAGCAAATCAGCACCAGAGGTGATTTTTGTTTTGGTTCTGAAAGGCCAAAGGTTCATATTTAATTATCCAATTACTATATTGATTGCTTCTTCGACTGGCTCATTCATTAACGCACCCATTGCCATTATCAAACCAAGCGCCGGATCTATCTTTTCTTGAGCCTTGCTTTTATCGGCCTTGATATTGCCGGCTGGATCTTTAGTAGCTACCACATTGCCCATGGCCCAGTTTAGGACAGGGTTATTGCTGTGTCGTAAAGTGCCACCGACGTACCGGCGCTCTAACTCTTTCATGGCAGGGGATATTGATTTATAACCCTGGCGCATTGAAAGCATATTGATACCATCATCGAGTAACTCTGTGACCAATTGGCTTGAGTTCCAATCATCAAATGCAACAGCCTGTAAGTTGACCAGGCCTGCTACTTGATTCACGGCCTGTCTAATAAAGGCATAATCTGCGACATTACCTGGGGTTGTTTCTAACCAACCCGCTGCAGCCCATGCGATGTATGGAACACGTGACGAATTTGCGCGTTTTAAAACGGCATCTTCTGGCAACCAGTTAATGGACCAGGTTCTTAAGGTGCCGTCTGGCATTTCTCCAATAAGCCCTAAGCTGGTTATATCGCCAACGGATGCTAAATCTAACCCACCATAAACGGCGGTGCATTCGGCCATATCTTGTAAGGTGTATTCGCTAGCACATCGCTTCCATGCATCCACGTCTACCCATGACTGGGAGGCATTGACGCGCACATTTAAGTGCTTGGTTAGGAAGTTGGCACGCTGGCTTGGCATCTTTTGTGCATGCTTTGACATATCACGAAGGTAATCAAGACTGATACTTACCCCTAGATTGGGGTTTGCTTTGCGCCAATTACTTTCGTCAAAGTAGTCGTCACCCTCATCCATCGTGAAGATGATGCTGAAAAAACTGTCATCCTGAATGTTGCCATCGAGTATGCCGACAGCATAATCATGTAGTTGGTCATTAATGCTCTCTCTGATCCAACCCTCGGTTGTGATTGAGATGAGCAGACCCTGCAAACGAGAACCAAAAGCGGACTTGATAACGTCATAAAGCTCAGCTGTTTTGTGGGCATGAACCTCATCGATCATGGCAATGTGCGGATTGAGACCATCCATCGTGCCTGACTCGGATGACAACGGCACAAACAGACCGTCATTACCATGGTTAAGCACTTCATTTATCCGCACATCCAAGCGCTTTTTAAGCTCCGGACATTTTTGCACCATGCTTTTAGCTTCTTTAAAAAGCAGCTTTGCTTGGTCACGCTTAGTTGCTGCGGCGTAAACCTCTGGACCACCTTCATTGTCTTTGGTTAAACCATATAAACCAGGCCCGCACATCATGGTAGTTTTGCCGTTTTTACGAGCTACCTTTTCATAGACTTCTTTAAAACGGCGGCCGCCGGTCGACTCTAACTTCCAACCGTAGATCATCGCTTTGGTAAAGCACTGCCAACCTTCCAAGACGATCTGCTTGCCTGACCAAATGCCTTTTGAGTGCTTGAGGAAGCTGAAGAATTGAAAGTAATGTGCCACGGCGACTTCATCAAAAATCAAACCACGCTCACCACCATTCATCAAATCGTTTACATGACGCTCAACCGATAACTTCTCTAATCTGCCCGTTACTACATTGCCGTTTATTACATCGTCAATGTATTGGTCCATCGCGTTTAAGCTATGTAATGCGTATTGTCTTGGATTCATTAGAAGCCGAAACCATCCTGTGCTTCTGGCGCAGGTGCTTTTAATCTGATTCTTGCTGGCGGGGTTAGCCCAAGCTTGTCTGCAATCTTCAAACACATCATGGTCAGCTCACGCCAAGCGGTAAACTGCGGCGAATATTGCTCATATCCGTTTGGCGATTTTTGAAACATGCTGGTATCACTCAGCTCTTTGTCTGCATCTAACCAACGGGCATAGGCTTGGCAGTACATCGAGAGAATATCGGCATCTAATTCATTAATGATTTGGTGCTTCATTAAGTTTTCGACAAGCTCTTTCCAGTGCTTGCGGGATGCGCCTTTTAAAAACGTAGGCATTTTTGGCGGATCAAAAACCGAACGGCTCTCTGATTCCGCCGCTTGAGGCGTTTTAATTTCAGTGCTAGTTCGGTCAATGCTCACAACCTTGGCGGGTTGAGTCTGCATGACACTTTCCTTTTAATAATTTATTTTCTTTCTAACCCAAAACCGCCATCTTCGAGAACGGTTTTGCGACTGTGGCAACTGTGACAAAGGCCTTGCCAGTTGGATGAATCCCAAAATAAGACCTTATTTCCTTGGTGTGGAATGATGTGATCCAAGTCTGTCGCCGGAATAATCAAGCCTTCTACTTCACAATGAACGCAGAGCGGATGTTTTTTGAAATAATAAAACCGGGCTTTCTGCCAAGCAAAACCATAGCCGCGTTCATTTGAACTTTTGCGCTTTGGCTCGACTCGCTTGACTTTAGATTTTTTGGCCTTGATTGCAGGCGCTCGAATAGCCATACCAACTCCCGATCATTCAATCCCCCCCCCTAAAAAATAGCAGGCGCATTTTCGTAATTATAGAGGCGGTCTATGTGGGAACGGCCCTAGACTTTTGACCCGCCCCTCCCTACTGATAGCCATCAGTGCTCGGCATACTCTGTGATCTTGTAATCAACTTGCGTAATTCCGCCAGTAGACTTAATGCGATAAGCCTCTACATTGCTATTAAATGTAAAAACCGCAGCCGCAGTTGTTGAAGATAACAACAACTCAACACCACCGATAACAGCATAAACATCACATGTCGTCGTTGCTGCAGGCGTAACAATCATCGTTAATGGACCTTGCTGTTTAACAGCATTAATATCTGCTGAACCTGCTGCTGCAACACTTAACGAACCAACGCTAACGTCTATAAATGGATAAAGCCTCATATCAATCAACCTCTCTTAATACTTGTTATAAACTGAATAATAGCCGCTTGATAACTCGGTCGGCAACCGAGAGACGATCACCTCCTAAAAGGTTGTTAATCATTCTTATTATCTTGCTCTCTCTGTGCATGCTGAATGCTCAGGAAATATCCTTGCTCAACAGCATCTTAATTTTTCTCTGAGTAAAGCTATTTACAGAGTATTCTTGCCGCCTTTCTTCAAGCATGTATAAATATTGGACCTCATCTACTGCAAGAGATGCATCATCCTTATGATCTTTAAAGTACCGATCAACATCAGACTTTAACTGTGACACTTGCAAAGAACGCACACCTTTATCGACCCTCAGCTCAACCTCTCTAACGCGCATGGAAAATGTGAAGTACATCAACAAAGAAGAAACCAGCATCAAAGAAAGAATAGCCACAGACAAAGGATGCATCGTTATAAATACCTCATGCATAGAAAAGTAATAGATTGAACCCGAGACAACACTCGTCAACAAACCCCAAAGGAACACTGCATTTTTAAGAAAGTTAATCGTCATCACTTCCCCCTAAACCCAGCTAATAATTCATTCTTCTTTGCAGATCCGCTAGACGAACCAAAATGATAATTTACAATCGATAAGAATGCAGTTGCCAAAGCACCAAGCATAGCCATCAGTGCATTGTTATACTGCTCTTGTGGACTAACAAACATATAACCCAAGATACCAAAGAATCCAAGCGTCAAAATAATTGCCAAGATATCTGGAGTCTTACCTTCTACCGACTCAGTCATTATCTTGCTTCCTTATCGTTACCAAGACTAGAACGCATAAGCTCAAGACCTGAATTACATTGCTCTAACGATTGATGATAACCATCAACCAAAAATAAAATATCTTCATTCAATGTGCCGAAATACTCAGGCACAGCAACCGCAGGCGGCACCGCCAAATCACATGACGTCTTTGGCTGAACCTGCTTAACGGGCTTTGGACAAGTCGTGCAACCAGTCAGTAACAGCAGAAGGATGAGCGGTATTACTCCAAACTTTAAAATCTTCATCTTCAATCTTTACCTTCTTCAATTGCTGAATACGAACCCCGTGTTCTTTCGCCAGCCGTTTAGTTTGAATCAGCATCTCTTTAATACCCTTCGAATACTTCTGCTGCAGAACAATCTTGGATCGTTGAGCCTCATAGTTCGCCAGATCAATCGATTCATCCTTAACATGCAGCGCATCACTGTAAGATTTATGCAACTCAGCAATATGCTTATCCGCAATGTTATCTGCAA